CTTAGGAGGAATCTAACATACCATAGAATATGCGTAAGAACTGCTAATGAAGTGTTGCGTCTTGTTCATGGAACTGAGCATAAGGATAAGGTTATTAATCTCCACGAAAGGGAATTAGATAATCTTTATGCTGGTGATTGTTTGGATGATCCTAATCGTTGGCCAGACTATACAGAACTACCTAATGATAAGGAAATATCCTATGAAGAGTGGAGAAGGATTGAAGATCCTACTTATACTGAAAAGGAAATGACTCATCAAGAAATGATTGATGCTGGTTATGAAATGACTGGTGAAGGTATCTGGTGGCCAAAGGATAAAGAGGAGGAGACACCCGACTACAACAATCCTTATGTTTGTGCTAAAATAGATGAACTCGCTGGAGACAACAGAAACTAATGTTAGAAATTAACACTACCAAGAACAAAGAACTTGGTCTATGGGACATAACTGCTACCCTAACACTTCCACCTATTACAGTTACTAGGTTAAAGAAAGATAAGAATGATGTTGAGTATGAATTGCGTAATGCTTTCAGCGAAGTCATTCAAGAGATCGTAGAAAAGCATTGTGAGGAGGAATTATAATGGCACTATCACAACAGGTAGAATATTCTCTTCGAGAAGCACAAGAGGCATTAAGAAATGCCTTATCCTTCTCTGCTAGAAGTGAGAAACCTTATGTTAGTAAGCATATTGCAGTTATGCTGGCAGACATCGAGAATTTAGTTGATGCAACTGAGTTGATCGAGAAAATTGAGAACCGAACTGATGGTGACAGTGGATTCTTCGGTACATTCTATAATAAAGACGAAGAAGATTAAATAAACCTTAAGCATAACTAGATTTTATAAGTAGTTATGTTATAATCTCAACACAATCACTTTAGGAGCAATGATTAATCTCGATGAACGCTACCTTTCATATCTACAAACAGATAAAAAATTCAGGATTGATGGGGTGGGCGAGAAAGTTCACAACTATGGATTCCATTGTGATGGAAACGAGATAAAGGGACACTACGTTATCACAGATAACCATAAATTGTATTATAATATGAACGGTGATTTCATCAAAAAAGAACAAAAATGACACATCCCAAGCACGATTTAGAACACGAAGTTTACCTTGATCCTAAAGATGGCAAGGAGCATATCAATCATGGTATGCTTGAATACTCTAAGGAAGACTTAGAGAATGTCCACGCAGAGTATGATGAGTATCACAAGGGTGATGTAGTTGATCCAAATGAAGGTAAGATCAACGATTATCATACAAGGCACGAAGATTCACATCTTGAAGTCTACTGCGATAATCATCCAGACTCTTTAGAGTGTAGAGTCTATGATGACTAAGTGGTTATAGCTTATGACACTTGTTAGAGTGGCACACACCCCCTACACAGGGGGTTTTTTATTGTTATAATAGAATTGTCAAACACCAAACCCCACTAGGGACTTTTAAATGACACAAGCAATTATTAATCAAGCAACAGAACTGTTGAATGAACAGTTCACAAATGGAGAAGGGTTGAGAGGAGTTCCCCTTAAGAATTACTCGGGGCCCCAATTAGAGGAATGGTCTGAATCTGTTCTTAGATTTATTATTGAAGATTTACAGCAAAAGTATCCTAATACCAATATTGAGTATGGTAAAGGTTATCTTAAATCAGATCATGAAGGATTTGGTGATGAGAGATTAGATCAACATATTAAAGTTAATGGTAAGTATGCTTACTTACAAGAAGATCGTGCTTGGGTTGACAAACCATTTTATACACTTAAGAGAGCAGTTATTAGAAATATTATTCAGTCTTGCCCTTCTCAACTATCACCAAGTGTAAAGTTTGGTCTTGTTGGTTATTGCATAGACATTAAGGATGATCTAGTGAGAACCTGTAATTATACTCAGGGTTATGGAGATCAACTTGAGCGTTTTTCCCTTACTGGTCGTAGACGTAGTAAGAAGGTTAATGGTAAGACTGTTAATTGGTATGAAACTGGATTTGTAGAAGAAACTGTGGTAAAATATATCAACTATGTTTACACTGCATTAGAGGGGGCGATCCTTGCTTAAATTATATCAAGGAGACTGTTTAGTTGAGATGAATAAGATTGCAGATGGATCAGTTGATCTGGTTCTCTGTGATCTTCCTTATGGCACAACAGATAGAAAGGGTATCAAGGACAAGGGTGATAATAGATTATTATCTTGGGATACTGTGATACCACTTGATAAGTTGTGGGAACAGTATAGAAGAGTTCTTAAACCAAGGGGTTCTGTAGTTTTAACAGCAGATCAACCATTTACTAGTCAACTTATTCTTAGTAATTTGGATTGGTTTAAGTATGAGTGGATATGGAAGAAGAAGAAAACAACAGGATTCTTGCTTGCTAATTATAGACCTATGAAGCAAACAGAAGATGTTGTTGTATTCTCTCCAGCAGGTGCAGCAGCAGCGTCAAAGAATGGACGTAATATGACCTACAATCCACAGGGATTAATTGAGAAGAGAGTTAAGAAAAAGAATAGTGCAAAACGACTTGGTAACTTCTTACATAATCCTGAACACATGGGTGCTGGTAATAAATTACTGCACGAAACTGAGTATGAGCAAAAATATACTAACTATCCTTCAGAGATTATTGAGTTTGGATTAGATAAAGGTGCAACTCATCCTACACAGAAACCAGTTGCATTAATGGAATACTTAATTAGAACTTATAGTAATGAGGGTGAAGTTGTATTAGATAATTGTATGGGATCAGGAACTACTGGTGTTGCTGCTATTAATTGCAGCAGAGATTTTATAGGGATAGAACAAGATGAAAAGTATTTTACTCAAGCATCTGAAAGAATCCAAAATACTGTGCCAGTTGAGGAAGTGGCACACACCCAGTTGAATCCACTTGAACAGGTACTATAATAGCAGTATGGGAAACAAAAGAGGTTCCTAACTACCTGACTTAGAAGCAGGACATTACCGTTGGGGTAAAAGAACACACAGTCGCCTCTTTTTGTTTCTCTCACTTTATCACTTACGAGGAGATGGATGTGCCTCTGGGATCGCAACCCAAGAAAGAACTAACATCCGCTAGCTATTTTACTTTTATCACAAATGGGAACTCGCTCACGCATAGGACTACAACTTGAGGGACAGATCATTTCAGTATATCATCACTGGGATGGGTATCCTGAGTGGTTAGGTGTTACTCTTGAGAAGAAGTTTAACACAAGAGAGAAGGTTGAAGAGTTGATTGATGGAGGAGATATGTCCTCTTGTGACTCTGAGTATGGATGGGATTATGGTGAAGATAGTAAGAGAGAAGTATCTGCACCCACATACTACTCAGAGAGAGGCGAGGACTGCCCACCAAAGATCTCTGAGTCAATCACAGAGTATCTTGACCAAACAGAGAGAACTGATGGTGAGTATGCTTACCTATTTGACAATGGTGAGTGGACTTGCTATGATATAGCACAGTATAATGATGGAGTGAAGGGTAGAATACTCGACATTCCAGCAGAGTTTCCAGCAAGAATGGCATTTTAGTATGCCACTTCAATAACTGGCACAAGGGTGGTTGATCTTCCACCCACATCCATTATAATAAGATCAGTTGGCATCCATACATCCATTTCTGGTTAGGAGGTGTAAGTCCAATACCATATTGAGAGATATGTGGTTCTACTGCCAAAAGCACAAGCTATGTAAGGTTTCTAAACGGTAGTGTTAGTAGGGTTCAGGTGTAAGCGATTCCCAGTAGGTAAATTTGGGCAGCATGGGTGAAACCCAGATCATTGCCCCACTCTCTCAATTTTTTCTTGTGGTATGACTTAGTACCTTCTTTGAAAGGTGAAGCACCTCTTGAGCATACCACACCCCTTGTAAACGACACTACTTTTTATTATGTCACTTGATTCATCTAACGCAGTTTCTTACAACTTTGCGGAGTTCCTACTTGAGAACGCAGATACAGCAGCAGATGTTCTAGCAGTTCTTGATGATGTTGCGGAGGTACAAGACACCGCTTTATAAACTGGCACAAACATGCCCCCATCTCCTGTTGGGGGCATTATAATAATTACATACACAACAAAGGAGATTCAAATGCCTACAGTTCTTACCAGAGAAGAGAGAGAGCAAGTGGTTGCGGATCTTGAAAACAGAATCCTTAGATGGACACAGAAATTATGTGATTCACTTGCTGAGAACTACAAGCAGTATCACAGAAGAATGATTGAATCTAATGCTGCAAGGTTTAATGCTGATGGAGAGAGACAAGATCTATCACGCTATGCACAGCAGCAATTAGATGCCTTAAACAATGGTACATTCAAAGGAATGAGATTTACCATAGAGGAAGGCAGAAAGTATTATAAGATTATCTCAAACGATTGGGATGATAGAGCAAATGATTGGAGAAGTGGTGGAGTTCACGCATTTGTGAATAAGAAAACTGGTGAGATCTACAAACCAGCATCATGGAAATCTCCAGCAAAGCACGTTAGATATGATTTAAGAATCATCAATCAGCGTGAATATGTACTTGATCCACGCAACTGCGGATGGGCAGGTGGTTATCTTTACTTGAAGTAGGAGGTAATCACAATGCTTGTAGATCTATCCAAAGAAGAACTTGATCTTATTGGTATTACCCTTGCGGAGTACCAATTTGATAAAGAGAATTATTACCTTGAGGAGATCAAGGAACTTGACACTAAGTTAAGAAACATTAGAAACGCTTGCACTTGTAAGGAGGATTAAATGCTACATCTTATTACACTAGCAGTAATATGTGCTATCGTATCTGCTATGATAGTTTTAACGGTTTACAATCCACATCATCATTAAAATGAATTTCAAACCTATTACCAGATACACAAGGGCAGGTAGGAATGGTAAGAAAC